AACTCCTTTCAGTTTTGCGTTATGCTATCCCACCGCCGTGTGCGATGGGCGAAGCCAAACAAAAGCGGTTTTTGTCAAGTCCGCAAAACTGAGAAGCGTTTCGCTTAGAGGGATGCTTTATCGGGGTAGCGTCAGGTTCAGGGCGCTTGCCAGCTGGTTCAGGTTGATACCACGCTCTTTGGCGAGGTTCTGCG